GTTGGTGAAACTATTTTGAAGGGAATCGGTAAGGCTGCGATATTTGCAGGTGTAGATGAGGAAAATGATGAGATGTATTTACAGAAATTTGGTGAATTGATTGCTAAAAATATGCAAGAAATGAAAATACCAAGTGATATTCTCCAAAAATCAATTATGACTTACGAAAGTGAAGGTGAGAAGGAAGAACAATCAGTTAGTGAAAAATATCTAAGTGATTTCAGTAAAGTTGTTAAGGAAGTAATTGATGAAGAGTTGGAACTTCAGCAAAATGAAATGAGTAAATCTCAATTAAATCAGGTTGAGAAATATGCAGAAAAACAATTATCACCGGAAGATATTGAATTTACAAATCATTTCTTTGATAGAGTTAATGATGTTAGAAATGGGAAAGAAATTTCTGATGCAGAATTGACTGGGTTTTTCAAAAGATTAGCACGTCATAAAAAGGAATTTAGAGAATTCTTAGAAAAGTTTCATCAAATTGTTGTTAAGGATAAACGAAATGATATAAATATCCCGTTTGTTAAACAATCCAATCATATCATTGCCAAAACGGTAATGAGAAAGGGTGATTTCAAATCAACGAATCAAACATTAACAATAGAAGATAAAATTCCTGGTGGTAAATCTACTGGTATGAATTTATATGATATTGCAAATTATCATAATTGTGATATTGATGAATTGTCAAATCAATTACAAATCGGTATTAAAGTAGAGATGGAACATACTTCGGATAAGAAAATTGCTGAAGAAATTGCAATGGACCATCTATATGAAGACCCTAAATATTATACTAAACTTGCTACAATTGAAAACGATGATAATATATCTGAAGTTAGTGCAATGGGAGTTTCGTTTCAAAATGATGGTAATTCAACATCTGGTTATAGTTGGAACGTAGATTGGAATGATTATGACAATCAGGAGTATTATTTAGGTAATTTAGAAGGTTGGTCTACATACACTAATAAACCATCTGAATACGAAAAGAAAAAATCAACTGATCAAGTATTACCAATAGATAATCATAGTGATGATAAAACATCAAAATATGATCGTATTTTAAAATATGGATTCAGAGAACCAGTTCAAAGTTCACAGAATAAATTAGCAGAAGGATTTACAAAAGGACAGTTGTTTGCCGGAAATCTTAAAATAGGTGGAGTTGTAGTTCCGATAGAAGTTGAATTAGTTGGTGCAGACAATAAAAAGAATGCGTTTATTACTAAGGTAATTAATATTGATAAAAAGTATTTAAATAAATTACCATCAAATGGTATATTAGAGATTCCTGCAAGAATATTTAGATTTACAGGTGGATGGAGAAAAATAAAATCCCCATCTGCATTTGAAAATATAAATTCAAAAAATCATAAAGCTGATTCTAGAATTGATAGGAATTTTATCAAACATCACAAATCTTCAAGTTATACACCTGATATGGGATACCCTGCAGAATTAGATACAATTGATTTTGATGATGAGGATAATAAAGTAGGTCATCAAACGAATAAAAAAGATAAGAAAGACAGGGGATATGAACCGGTAAAAGAATCATTTATAAACGAAGGTGGGGCATATGGACATATGAATCATCCGTTTGATACTGATATTAATTTAACATTTGGTCAACTTAAAGATATTGTAAATCGTGCATTGGATGGTGAATTAGAACTTGCTAGAGAGAAAACCGATGGACAAGCACTTGCAATTAGTTGGGTAGGTGGAAGATTGGTTGCCGCTCGTAATAAAGGACACTTAAAAAATAGAGGTGCTGGTGCATTGGATATAAAGGGTGTTGCTGATAAATTTACTGGAAGAGGTGAATTGGAAAAAGCATACAATTTTGCAATGCAAGACCTTAGTAAGGCTATAAAAGCACTTTCTGAAAAACAAAGAGAGAAGATTTTTAAGAATGGTGCATGTTTTATGAATATTGAGGTAATATACCCAACTTCGGTTAATGTAATTCCATACGGACAACCTTTATTAGTATTCCACGGAACAATGGAATATGATACGGAAGGAAATGCAATTGGAGAAGACCAACAATCTGGTAAGATTTTAGGTGGTATGATTAAGCAAGTGGAACAAAACGTTCAAGCTAATTATACCTTACAAGGACCACCGGTTCTTTCATTACCAAAATCACAAAATCTTTCATCTAAAAAAGGTGAATACAATTCAAAAATCTCTAAATTACAAAAAGAATTTGGATTAGGAGATACTGCCGGTGTTGCTGAATATCATCAAGCATGGTGGGAAAACTTTGTAGATAAAAAATCACCATTAAAGTTAGATAATAACACTAAAATGGGATTGGTTAAGAGATGGGCGTTTGGTGATAAAGGATTTAGAGTAGATGCTAAAAATATAACTGATACTAAAGTATTAGATTGGGCTACTAAAATTGATAAAGAAGATCAAGGAAAAATCACTAAAGAAAATTTAATGAAATTTGAAGATATTTTCTTAGGAGTAGGTGCAGAAGTTCTTTCATTTACATCATCAGTATTGACTGTTAATCCAGACAAGGCTGTTAGAGATATGAAAAAGAGATTAGACCAAACTATTAGTGATGTTAAGAAATCAGGTGACCCTAAAAAGATTGAAAAATTAAAATTAGAGTTGAGAAGATTATCTGCAGTAGGTGGAGTTGATAAGATTGTTCCAATTGAAGGTATTGTATTTGTGTATAATGGTAAAACTTTTAAATTAACTGGTAGTTTTGCATCATTGAATCAATTATTAGGAATATTTTATTAATTTTTTAGTTTTAATATATGTATATATATTAGAATAAAGAACCTAATATATAAAAATTATGGCAAAAGAGTTCCAAAAGAAATTTATGCATCCAACCCGTAGAAAGTTGGTTGATATGGTTATGAGTGGTGGTGATTATGAAAAAACTACCCAAATTGGTTATACTCCTGAAACAATAGAACGTAAAGTTGGTGATGTGTGGGAAGATGAATATAACCGATATGAAAAAAAAGAAGGTTATACTTTAAAAACTGGTAAAAATTCTGAAGCATTTAACGATATTAGAAAATGGTTAAATGAACAAAAAGAATGTAAGAACATCGAATGTAAAAGAGTTAAAAAATCTAAAACAGATTTAAAACTAATACAGAAAACTGGTTATTGTATTGATTGTTTAGCAAAAATTGAAACTGATATTAAGTTAAAAGGAATTTGGCAAGAATATCAGGACTATAAAGTTTACACTCGTATGATTATTGAGGGTAAAATCAAACTAGAACAAATCAGACAATCTTTAGATGAAGTTAAACCATTTTATGAATATATCAATGAAGATGGTTCAGTTGAGAAATGGGAATTACCGCAATCGGTAGATGAAATCAAAAAAGAAATTAAAGAATTCATCGAAAATGGTGAAATTGAATTAAAGGAAATAGAAGATAAACGTAACGAAGCGTTTGAGGTTATAAGAAAAAACAATTATGAACATTATTTGTAAAAAAGGATTAATTTATGAGAGACATTAAATCAACCATTTTACTATTAGTCATTATTGGGTTAGCCGGATATAATATCTTTTTCACTAAGCAGTTGAGAACGGATATTGATGGTTATAATTCGAAGATTGATAGTATTCAAACCGAAGTTGACTCGGTAGTGTTAGTCAACAAAGAATTGGATAGACATATCAATAAACTACATGAAGAAGTTGTAGTAATTGATAAGAATATCGCAGTAGTAACCAAAAAAATAACAACAATAAAGGAAGAAACAAATGAGAAAGTTAATAACGTTGACAATTATGCTATCCATGACCTTTACCAGTTTTTCTCAAACCGTTACGAAAACGGACTCGATAGTTCCGCTAAAAGTTCCGGTGGTAAAGCTAGTAATTAAGGATATACTTAGAGGTGATGGAGCAATCCAACAATTAGAAGAAACTGAAAAGGTACTTGAATTAACCAATCAAAAATTGGTGTTAAAAGAAAATGTAATTTCAGTTCTAAACTCTAAAGTTACAAATTTAGATTATATCATCAAACAAAAAGATGAACAATTTAAATTAGAACGAAACAAATCTGAAGATTTAATAAAAGAAATAAAGCAAGTTAGACGAACTACTTTTTTATACAAAGTTGGAACGTTTATCGGTGTTATAACTACTACTTTATTTTTATTAAAATAAACTAAATGGCATCTTTAAAAGATATAATTAAATTAGAGTATTCTAAATGTGCTGCTGACCCAATATACTTTATGAAGAAGTATTGTATGATTCAGCATCCGGTTAGAGGAAAAATTCCATTTCATTTATTTCCTTTTCAGGACAGAACTTTAGTAGAATTCAAAGACCATCGATATAACATCGTATTAAAATCCCGTCAAACAGGTATTTCTACTTTGGTTGCGGGATTTTCCCTTTGGAAGATGTTATTTAATCAAGATTACAACGTATTGGTAATTGCAACAAAACAAGAAGTTGCAAAAAATTTAATTACCAAAATCAGAGTAATGAATCAATACCTACCAAGTTGGTTAAAACAAGATACGGTAGAAGATAATAAACTTTCTCTTCGATATGCAAATGGTTCTCAAGCAAAGGCAACTTCATCTTCTGGAGATGCAGGTCGTTCTGAAGCCCTATCTCTGTTAGTATTTGATGAGGCAGCCTTTATCGATAATATTGAAGAAATTTGGATTTCTGCACAATCTACTCTATCAACGGGTGGTAGTGCTATTATTCTATCTACTCCTAATGGTGTGGGTAATTTCTTTCATAGAACTTGGGTAGGTGCAGAAGAAGGAACAAACGATTTTAATACCGTTCGATTACACTGGTCAGTTCACCCAGAAAGAGACCAAAGTTGGAGAGATGAACAAGCTAGATTATTAGGACCAAAGGGTGCAGCACAGGAATGTGATTGTGACTTCGTAAGTTCCGGTGATACGGTTATAGATCCGGAGTTACTTATGTTTTATAAGGAAACTTATGTTCAAGAACCAATTGAGAAGACTGGGTGGGATTCTAACCTATGGAAATGGGAATATCCAAACTACAACAAAGGATATATGGTTGTAGCGGACGTTGCTCGTGGAGATGGTGGTGACTACTCCGCGTGTCATGTGTTTGATATTGAAACTGCAACACAAGTAGCAGAATATAAAGGAAAAATGGATACTAAGGATTTTGGTAATTTCTTAGTAGCACTTGCAACTGAATATAATGAGGCACTATTAGTAATAGAGAATGCTAATATTGGTTGGGCAGTAATTCAACAAGTAATTGATAGAGGATATCGCAATCTTTTTTATATGAGTAAGGATTTAAAGTATGTAGATGTTCAACATCAATTACATAATAAATTCAGAGCAGAAGAAAGAGGTATGGTTGCTGGATTCTCTACTACATCTAAAACTCGTCCTTTGATTATTTCTAAATTAGAAGACTACGTCAGAGAAAAATCCGTAACAATTCGTTCATCGAGATTGATAGAGGAACTATTTACATTTATATGGGTTGGTAATCGTGCAGAGGCAATGCGAGGTTATAATGATGACTTGGTGATGTCTTTGGGTATTGGATTATGGGTTAGAGATACTGCACTTCGTTTAAGACAAGAAGGTGTTGATTTAACTAAAATGGCAATCGGTGGAATTCAACAACATTCATTTACATTAGATGGGTTTGGTGGTAATTCATCATTAGATGAAAATCCTTGGCAAATGAGAGTGGGTGATAGAAACGAAGATTTGACTTGGTTGATTAAATAGGTAATAAATTAGTTTTATATATTTATAGTGTATAGGAGAAAATTATGATAAAATTACAAACACTATTGAATGAAGATTCACCTTGTTGGAATGGATACAAACAAGTTGGTATGAAAATGTTAAATGGAAAAGAAGTTCCAAATTGTGTTCCATCAAAAAACGAATCAATCGATGACGAATATGATGAGTATGATGTAGAAGACGATGATGAAGAAGATTTCTTAGATTTTTTAAAAAACTATACAACAGAACTAAAAGAATCTACTTGTAATTGTGTTAATGAAGCAGAATATCAAGGTAGAGAAGTAAAATTGGGTAAACCAATGCAAGGTGATGTTAAGAAATTTAAAGTATATGTAAAAAATCCTGCAGGAAATGTAGTTAAAGTGAATTTCGGACAAAAAGGAATGAAAATCAGAAAATCAAATCCTGCTGCTAGAAAATCATTTAGAGCAAGAATGAATTGTGATAATCCTGGACCAAGACATAAAGCAAATTATTGGTCTTGTAGAAAATGGTAAAAAAAATAAAAGGTTATAAATTAAAATAAAAAAATATGGCGGATACTTCGTTTTTTGGTAGATTAGGTAAACTCTTTCAATCTAAGGCAGTTGTGACTGTTGATAAAGATGGTAAGAGAACGGTCTTTGATGCCGATGAAAGACAACAGACCAATCTATCATCATTAAGAGATAGATACACTAAAATTCAAAAATCTTTCTTTGAACAAGCAGGTGGTGCTCAATCAATGGCATACCAACAAGTTCGTAGGGAAGTATTTAGAGATTATGATGCAATGGATTGTGACCCAATTCTAGCATCTGCTTTAGATATATACGCAGATGAATCTACACTTAAAAACGAATTTGGTGATATTTTAACCATTCGTTCTGATAATCAAAAAGTACAAGAAGTATTAGACAACCTTTTCTACGATATTCTTAACGTAGAGTTTAACTTATGGCCATGGGTTCGTAATATGGTTAAGTATGGTGATTTTTTCTTAGGATTAGAAATTGCCGAAGGTAAAGGTATTGTAAACGTAACCCCTCATTCAGTATATAACACAGAAAGATTAGAAGGACAAGACCCCCACAATCCAAATGTGGTTAAATTTAAAATTACTGAAGACCCAAATGGTAAAGTTGAGTATGATAATTTCGAAATAGCACATTTCCGTTTATTAGCAGATACAAACTGGTTACCATATGGTAAATCAATGATTGAGAATGGTAGAAGATTGTGGAAACAATTGAGTTTAATGGAAGATGCGATGTTAATCCATCGTATTATGAGAGCACCTGAAAAAAGAGTGTTTAAAATCGATATAGGAAACATTCCACCAACTGAAGTAGATAATTACATGCAAAGAATTATCAACAAAATGAAAAAAGTTCCTTTCGTTGATAAAAATAGTGGCGATTATAACTTAAAGTATAATATGCAAAACCTTACCGAAGATTTCTTCTTACCGGTTAGAGGTGGTGATAGTGGAACTTCAATTGAAAACCTTGCAGGATTAGATTATGCTGCAATCGATGATATTGAATACTTAAAATCTAAATTATTTGCTGCTCTTAAAATTCCAAAAGCATATTTGGGATATGATGAGAATGTAAATGGTAAAGCAACTCTTGCAGCCGAAGATGTTCGTTTCGCAAGAACAATTGAAAGAATCCAAAGAACGGTAGTTTCGGAATTATCTAAAATAGCAATCGTGCATTTATACGCACAAGGTATTACGGATTCTGAAATGACTAACTTTGAATTGCAATTAGTTAATCCTTCAACAATTTATGAACAAGAGAAAGTAAATCTTTGGTCAGAAAAAGTTAGATTAGCACAAGATATGCAAGGATTGAATATGTTAAGTAAAGATTGGATTTACGAAAACATCTTTAAAATGGCAGAAGGTGATCAAACTCGTGAAAGAGGTAAAATCATCGAAGATATTAAAGATAGATTCCGTTATAATTCTATTGAGAATCAGGGTAATGACCCTGCAGTGGAATCCGAACCAACTGATGTTGAGGAAAGTTTAGAACAAATCAAAACCGAACTTACAAATAAAGGTGGAAGACCACGTGAAGGAAATACCTATGGTAAAGATAAATCTCCGTTTGGTAGAGACCCATTAGGTGATAAAGAAAATAAAAATGCATTAAAACACAGAACGTCTGAAGACCGTGCATTACAATATATCAATGGGATTGCAGCAAAACGTAAATTTTTAGCAGAACAAAAAGGTATGTTAGATGAGACTAATATCATCGATGACACGCAAAATTAATCAATCATAAAAAATTTTATATTTATAATAGAGTTTTTGAGTATATCAAAATAAGGATTTGAGTAAAATGAAAAAAATAAAACATTCAAAATTTAAGAATACGGGTTTTCTATTCGAACTATTAACTCGTCAAATAACTTTGGAAATTTTAAATAATTCCCCGGAGAAGGCAAAAAACATCGTATCTGAATTTTTTGGCAATGGAACAGAATTGGCTAAAGAACTTCGTTTATTTAATTTATTAATAAATGAAAAATATAATTCTGAAACTAAAGCAGAAAAATTTATTGATGCTATCTTAGATGCTAGAACAAAGTTAGATGAACAAAAATTGGCTAAACAAAAATATAGTTTAGTTAAATCGATAAAAGAAAATTTTGAAATCGATTCATTCCTATCATCGCCAGTAACGAACTATAAAGTTCTTGCATCAATTCATAAATTATTTGAAGCAAAAGCAACAAATGTATTGGATGTAAAAGATGTATTCGATTCTAAACTTACATTAGTAGAACACGTATCTACATCAACTCCATCTTTGAAACAAAAAGAAGATAAATTAGTTGAAGATTATAAGAAACAAGAAAAAGATTTAAGATTACTTACTTATAAGATTCTTGTTGAAACCTTTAATAAAAAATATTCAAATCTAAATGATTCTCAAAAATTATTATTAAGAGAATACATTAATAACGTAACCAATACTTCTAAATTTGGTGAATATTATTCCAACGAATTAAAAAATGTTGTAACCGAATTACATTCCATTTATACAACAATAGATGATAAGATTACAAAGATAAAATTAAAAGAAACTATTAACGTCTTAAAGAATCAAAAGTTTGGTAAAAAAATTACCGATGAACAAGTTTCTGCGTTGATGATGGGATTTGAACTTATAAAGGAAATAAAAAATGTTAAAAGCCGAATCTCTTAAAAAATATATTGATGAAGTAATTGCAGAAATCGAACAAGAATTAGATGAAGCAACTACTACCGGTGATATTGCAGGATACGATACTCCAAATGCGTTTTCTGATGGAAGTGATGCAACAAAAAGACGTAAAAAGAAAATTGCAACTCAATTAGGTATGCAATTAGTTGGTAAAGTTGAATCAGTAAATGAAGCATCTACATCATTTGTATCTGGTAATTCTGGTAGAACTATTACTAATTTGGATAATAAGAAATATCAATTAACAAAAGATGTAAAAGGTGCACAAATTGGAAATTACACAAATGTAGTTTTACCAAAAGGAAGTATCATATATAACCTACCGGGTGGTGTGTTCGTATCACATCCATCTTTAAAAGATAAATTTTCAGGCATTAAAGAAACTCCAAAGTTTGGGTTTAGAGTGACAACTCACTCTGATACTATATTAACCATTGAAAAATCTTCAAAAATATTAGAATCGATAAGTGAAATGGTAATTACAGAAAAACAATTCAAAGGTTTGGATGGAATTCCAACAACTACTTCATTAGCAAAAATAACCAAAGACCAAAAATTAAAAATAATCAAAGGTGTTGGTAATATAATTGATTTTATTGTTCCCAAAGGAGTAAGTAGAAACTTTTGGCAAGTAATTGGAACTGGTAAAGTAAAGAAAAACTTATCTGGTGAATATTATTTAGAAGGTAAGATGATTAATTCACCTATGTTCAAATCTATGGATGATTTAATAAATGGTGTGAAGTGGGATTCAATGGAAGAAAGAAGAAGATTTAACGAATCAATTAATGAAAATCGTTGGTTAGAATTAAAAAATGATGATTCTATGCATGCTAATAAAAAACTAGCAGTTGGTTTAAAAGAATTAAAAAATCAATTAAGTGAAGTTGAAAAGTTTTTCCGTTGGTATAACCAAATCAAAACAATGAATGAGTTAGATTCAAATCAATATTGGAAAAGAACAAATTCACATATTTATAAAATAAAAGAACGTATAATCAACATAGCAAGAACATTGCAGGAGATAGAAAAATAATGAAAATCACAAAAGAACAATTTAAGAAAATCGTTAAAGAGGTTTTAACCGAAGAAAACGAATACCAAGCATTCTTTCAGAAAGCATTAGATAAAGCTGGAAAATCAATTCCATCTATGTCTGAAGAAGAAAAGAAAGCGTTTTTTGATAAAATCGATGCCGCATGGAATGGTAAAGGTGAGAAAAACGAAGAATTAGTTGGTGGACAGAAAGAATTAGATGTTGATGGTGATGGGGATATTAGTGGTGATGATTTAGCAGATTTACGTGCTGGTAAGAAAGCAGATGAATCAGTAAATGAGGCAGAAACTCAAAAAATTGTAAAAGATGAAGAAGCTAAAAAATCTTTTATGAAACATTTGGAAATGAATAATAAATCTATTCAAAAAATAGCAGATTTTCATAAAGTAACACCAGATAGAATTGTCAAAGGTTTCGAAAAATTTATTCGAATACTACACGTGGAAGCACCAAATGGTAAACCAACGGTGTTTTCAATCAGCCTAAAACTGAAAGAATCTAAAAGTAAAGTTAGTGTTTGGGATGGCTTTACTTATGGTTTAGATGGCAGACAAAATAAATATGTTGGCCCATTCTAATAAAATTAAAATAATTATAAAGGATAAATATGAAATCATTATTAATAGAAACTAACCTATTTGAAGGTAAGGTAAATGAAGACGAAGGTGGGAGAACTCTTGTAAAAGGTATTCTACAACGTGCTGGTGCCGAAAATCAAAATGGTAGAGTATATCCGATGGAAATTTTAAGAAGAGAAGCTCAAAAATACGAGCAACTTATTAAAGAAAGAAGAGCGTTAGGAGAATTAGACCATCCAGATTCATCTGTAATCAATTTAAAGAACGTTTCTCATAACATTAAGGAAATCCATTGGGAAGGTAATGATTTGTGTGGGACAGTTGAAATCTTACCAACTCCATCAGGTAATATCTTAAAAGAATTATTAAGAGCAGGAATCCTTTTAGGAATTTCATCTCGTGGTATGGGTTCAGTATCACCAATGGGTGAGGGTAAAGTAAAAGTAGGTGAAGATTTTGAATTAATCGGTTGGGATTTCGTATCCAATCCATCTACACATGGCGCATTTATGACACCATTACAAGAATCCGTAAATAAACAATTACAAGAACAAGCAGTAGTATGTGGTGATTTCTGTAAGGCACAAGACCTTATGAGAGAAATTATTACTGAATTAGCATAAGGAATACAAATATGGCATTCTCAATACAAGATTATTTAGAACATAATAAAATAGAATTAGGTAAAATCACCAAAGAAGTTGGTGATACTCCATATAAAGGTGGTCATAACGATATTCGTAAAACAAATTACGATGTTAAGATTAAAGAAGATGGTAAGTTAGATTTATATACTCATAAAACTATAATGACAGAAGGTAAATCTTTGATTAAAGAAGCTTCTGAAATTAAATTTAATGAATTGGATTCTACTAAACAAAAACAAGTAAACGCATTTGTAAAATTTTTTGGTGGTAAAATCAATACAATTTGGGATGGTATACATGGAAATATTGTTGATATTAAAATGTCAGAAAAAAATTGGAGAATGGATACTCAAGATTTGAAAGATTTGATTTCATTAAAAATACGTTGGATAGAATTTGATAACCAAACGGTCTCAAT